TCAGTTCCCCTTTCGTTAACATAACTAAACAACTTGAAACGTACTGAAACAATTTAGCATCATTCCAACTAAATGTCATAATTTATTCTCCTTATTACCCACGCTCAAAGGGCTGTTCCATCCCCGAATTGTAGTACGCAATTCATCTCCCTCCTATAGAGGATGGGAGAATTCTTGCTATGTTTTAGTTAAAAATTTCATTAATTATTGTTTCAATAACATAAATTATTACAATAATTATTACAGTTACCGAGAAAATCCACAAAGGAACCATAAGTGGTGCTAACACCACTTGCCAAGGCCAGTCAATAAAATCTAACAATTTAGCAATTGCCAATATACCCGTTAAAACAATTATTGTAACTATTACACTTATAGTAAACCTTTTTGAGTTCATGCACATTCCTCCAATTCTTCTTGTTCTGTTTCGTCTGTGTTACCTTCGAGTTCTTCAATCTCTGTCATCATTTGACACAAGGCTTCCAGTTCTTCTTCACCCATCTTCTGTCCCCACTTCTCTCCAACTTCGATGTCAGACTTAAGACCACAATCAAGAGGTAAAGCATTACACATAACATCAGCAATTCGTCTTAAATTTTCGATTCCGATATTTTCAGGAACGTCAAAGATTATTTCATCATGCACCCAAAGTACAATTTTTACACCTAACTCTTTCAAAAGTGGCTGTAGTTTGATAGAAGCTAACTTAACCATATCTGCACTCGAACCCTGAATAATGGAATTTATAGCCATTCTTAAACCTCTACCTATCATCCACTTCTTGCCTGAGAACACTTCTTCATGAACTCTTCTTTTACGACCCAACATTGTTTTTGAGTAACCTTGATGTAAAATAAGCTGCGTCTGTTCAGCCATCCACCTTTTAACACCAGGATAAGCATCAAAGTAACCTGTGATATAAACCTTGGCTTCATCTTCGGAAATCTCAAGTGTATCTGCAAGACCTTTTTCTGACATTCCATAAATGATACCAAAGTTTACTGTCTTAGCAGACTTTCTGAATTTCTCATACCGCACTCCTAATTCAGCATCTTTACGAAGCTGTTCTGGGTCTTTTGTTCTTATCAGACCTTCATTGAACCATTTATTAAGATGTTCTTCATCTGTAAATAAGCTATCTACAAAGTTACCGTCCTTATCCTGGAACAATGAATACATATTTCTGCGATATTCAAAGTCCTCGTAAGTTACTTTATCCTCAAAAGACCTATTCCACATCCCCACCGCAGTCATACTGTGGACATCTTTACCGCTCTTATAAATGTCCATCAGCACAGGGTCTTTACTTACATGAGTTAATACACGCAATTCCTGCTGACTAAAATCTATGCTTGCCAATAATCTACCTTCGTCTGCTATGAACGCATTACGAATTAGGCCACCCACCCTTGCGGGGATTTGCTGTAAATTAGGGTCTTTAGAACTCATACGACCAGTCTTTGTGCCGACTGTATTAAAAGAAGTATGAATCCTACCACTAATAATCATTTTTGGTAGCTTATCAGCAAAAGCAGTTGTTAGCTTAGCTTTCTCACTGTAGTCAAGCAACAACTGAATAACAGGATGATGTTTTTTAAGTTTCTTAAGAGTTTTCTTATCTGTACTCTTTGGTTTATCTTTATTAACTTGAGGAAGTTTTAGTTTAACATACAGGGCCTCTGCCTTCTGAATAGGTGAATTGAGGTTTATCTTTCCTGTGTAAGCCCATATTTTCTGCCTTAATTCCTCAAGCTCTGCATGAAGCTGTTTAGCAACTACGTTTTCAAGATAATCTTTATCTAATCTAACACCTTGCTGTTCAGCTTCAGCAACAATTTTTACAAATGGTATCTCAACATCAAACAGTAAAGAACGTATTTCCGAAAGCGTTTCTCTATTAAGAAACTTCATCTGGAACTGGTATAGCTTATAAGTTAGTTCAGTGTCTTTTATAGCGTAATAAGCTGCTAAATTACCTGTCCTGGTATGTGGATTGAGCTTTATAGGTACTTTGTCAAAAGTTACTTTTCCGAACAACACTGAGAACCTGTCAGCAGGTATCTTTAAATATTTAGGTGCCAAATCCTTTAACGCTTTTGACTGGTTCTCATCAAGCAAAGCTTGAGCTATCATAGTATCAAAATAGCAGTCTACATCAATACCCATCCAATTGTGTAATACATGGTAGTCAAACTTATAATTATGCCAGATAAGTTTACGTTTCTTATCTTCCAGTAAAGGTTTTAATGCCTTCGACACCACTTCTTTAGGTAGACAATCTACATAATCAACACCAACAACTGGATTTTCAACCGTAATAGGTGGTGGTGCAAATTGAGTAGACTCATTTTTGATATCATCAATGTGTTTTAGCGGTATATAATATCCCTTATCAGGTGCATACATTGATATACCTACGATATCGTGAATAAAAGGATTTTTACCGAGTGTTTCTGTATCAACTGCCAGCTCTTCTTGTTGTGCTATCCACTCGCACAGCTTATTTAACTGTTCAATTGTCCATACTGTTTCATAGTGTTCTGGTAAAACAGTATTATTAGCCAATTCAAGAATTTGTTGTTCCTTTTTAGTAAGCTTCCTTGGTTTCGATGCTTTATCTGCTGTTTTTGCTCGTATTTTTTTCTTCGTTGTTTTTTCATCTCTATCTGCTAAAAGTTTATCAACCTCTTGCAAAACTGACATAGGTATCACCCCTGATGGGAATATACGTTACATGTTATTAAATAGTTAAATTAAAAAAATAAAAACCTCGAAATCTTATTCGAGGTTTTTATTCTACATCAAATGTAGCTTTAGAATGGATAATCGTCATCACTATCATCAACAGGCTTTTCACCCTTAGCAATAGATTCAGCAGCAGAAGCCCCACCTTCAAGAATAGCAAGAATTTCTTCTCTTGTCATCGGTGCAACTTTTTCTTCAATATTAGGAATTTCATATTGAGACAAATCAATATCAGCAGGCTTTGCCTGAATAAAGAACTGATAAGTGGTATCCAACCCATCTCCCTGTCTAACAACTTTGAAATCATGTTTTGTAAGGTCGCCATACTCTTCTACCAGTCCCAGTATCGTTCTGATTGTCTCTTTTGAAGCCTTGAAAATCTTTACCTTGTCGGCACCAATATCTATTACAGGAATATAAGCCTTAAAAGCAGCCCTCTTTCCAGCATGGCATAAAGGACAAATATTCTTACCAAGACAAGTCAATGTTTTCCACTGGCCACCAATCTGTTCTGTGTGTTCATATACACCGATGATTTCATCTGCTGGTACAGCAATTCTAATCCTGATAGATTCTCCGCTCTTCAGCTTTACATACTCAACACTCTTTTCGAAATTTTCTTTGATTGCTTGTAGACCTTTCATCATAAATATCATTCTCCCTTTCGATTTTTGAATTTTCGATTTGGCGTGTATCGCCACATCAATAATATACGAATTGAATAAGAAAATAGTTAAATACAACTATTAGTTTCTGGACCTCTCTAAAGGTTTCTGGCACAAGTTTTACAAGAGGGTTATACGAAATCATTTATTACTAAGGTGAACTACCGCCACTTATAGAAGTGGCAGCTTCGTGGTCAAGGTAGCTTCTGCTACCAGATACCCCACGCTCAAAGGGCTGTTCCTTCCCCGAATTGTAGTACGCAATTCATCTCCCTCCTATAGAGGATGGGAGAATTCTTGCTATGTTTTAGTTAAATAGTCGCAAAGTTTTCCAACTTTCTTAATATATTTTTCCAGATTATTGATATATTAGCCTTAGAACAACATAATATATCTGCTATTTCTTTGTGAGAATACCCTGCCGCCCTCAACCTAAATATCTCTTTTTCACGTTCAGTAAGGCCAAAGTTTTCTATTATATCACAAACAGTATCCACTACAGCATATTGACTATCAACTTCTCCCAAAACAACCTGTTTAGTCACTATATCATTATTCTCATTTTCATCCTCATCATAATTATCCGCAAGCAATACTGCATTAACAATCATCAAGTTTGAAGCTGAACCAGCATGTCTATAAATGTCTTTGATTTGATTATTGATAATATGAGTAAAGTAAGTAGAAGCTTTACCTTTTGAAGCATCATAGTTCTCAATAGCTGTGTAAACTTTAAGTAAAACTTCTTGCACAACGTCATCGGTTTCCATTCCTGCAAAAGTCTTGCCTCTGACTTTGCTTTCTATATAACCACGTATCTTTGCAAGAAACAATTCAATTTCACCTAAAGCGAGTAGCTCTTCAAAGTTTCTTTCTAAGGACGCTTCTGCCATACAGTTCACTTCTCCTTCATAATTTTTGACCAGTCGATGTGAAAGCTTTCAAAAGGAACTACTTCAATTTGACCGATCAACCCCCTTTGCAATAAATCATTTGCATCTTTGCAACTTATTTCTTCCTGGTTCCATGTATTTACTCCAAACACAGCACCAGGATACTTAACCATATTTACCCTGATTGGGTACTTAATAAGTGAATTATAAGATTGATAGGCGCATCGTAAACCATAGATATCATTATCGTAAAAAAGGTTCACTTCTTTCACGCCTGCTTTTAATAGTTCCCTAATCTGTTCGTTAAATAGAATACGTCCTAAGATAGCACCTGCTGGTAATTTACTTTGATAACAAGACATTGTATCGGTCTCTGATTCCGTCAAAAATAAAGACGATACGTTGCCCTGTGCTTGCATCAAATAGTATAGACCATACACAATATCTTTTTTGTAAAGGTTTTTTTCATTCAAGAATCCTTTTCTATCAACGAATCTATACTTAAAAAACCGTAAATTACCATTACTCGCTCTAACAGGTATGACCATCGCTTGTTTTTTCTCATCATACCCTATTTCATATTTACACAGCGTTCTTTCTGTAAACCCCCTACCATAAAAATATGGATGACGTTTGCCTACAAACTGTTCCAATTCTGACTCAAGGTGAGAAACTATCTTATCCTTATGCCTCCCACCATCCAATATCAAGTCAATATCCAAACGTGGTCGTTCTTTCACAGAAATGGAAGCGTAATTTTTCAAAATGTACATTTCTGCATGTACTTCTGTAGGTAACTCAAGTACATGAGCTACCAATTGAGGTAATGTACCACTATGACCACACCCAAAACAGTTAAATGTGTAAGGATATTCTTTTAATATACCACAGGAGGGATTATTTTCAACATGAAAAGGACAGCAAAACATAAAATTGTCTCCAGAAGACTTCACCTTCTGAAACGCAGTAGGGTTATAACTGAATTGCGAATTGTTTCGCCATTCGATTTCCAAATCCTCTAAGATTTCGTCTATATCTAAGAAAAGAGTTTCTAACGACTTTGTTGCCACGTTCATTACCACCTCGATTAGTAGTTGATTTTATTATACACATACATCGAGTTCGTGTCAACCCTAAGTTCGAATAATTAATCTAACTATTGATCTAACTTCGTTCAGTTACAACAAAACTTTTTACCAAAAAAGTTTGTTTAAATTTCGTCATAATTTTGACGCTCACACAGGGCAAGCCCTGTGGATTCTTGGGTAGTAGTCTCTATTGAGACTAAATTTACCAAGCTATCCCCGTACGTCCTACGGTTCTTATCTCTATTAGACTATTAAACCTAATTCTTTCATACCTTGAATTTTTATATTCCTTGCTGTAATTGATTTTAAAATTCTTACTATATCAGTAGGGGATATAGTAGGTTTACATGATACAAACAAATGTATATGGTCTGGCATTACTTCCATTTCAATTATTTTAAAATCATATATA